ATAACCCAGATCAAGCGGTTAACAATGCTATCGAGAATCATCCTCAGTTCCGTGAGTTCAAAGAGCAGCAAGTAGTTCAAGCAGCTAATGCTACAACTCAGAAACTTGAAGCAGCGCATCCTGATTATCTTGATGTCATAGGTGACCCCAAGTTTCAGGAGTGGGTAAAGGAAAGTCCCATACGCTCCCAACTTTACGTGTCCGCACATAACTATGATCTCAACTCAGCTAATGAGTTACTAGGCAATTGGAAAGAACGTGCACTACTATCCAATACAGCAGTAGCTGAAGCAGGGAAAGAGACCAAGCGTACTGAAGCACTAAAGAACGGTAAGAGTGTATCAAGGACTTCTTCAGAATCCACAGCAGGTAAGAAGACATACCGTAGGGCTGATCTAATCAGACTCCGCACACAAGACCCTGCAAGGTATGAGTCACTTCAAGACGAAATACTTTCTGCATACGCAGACGGCAGGGTTAAATAACCCAAACAAACAAAGGAAGTTAAATTATGGCTTTAGGCACAGCAGGTCAAACAATCACAACGGCGGCGAATTTCATTCCCGAATTGTGGTCAGACGAAGTTATTGCAGGATACAAGAGCAATCTTGTCCTAGGTAACTTGGTTACTAAAATCAACCACAATGGCAAGAAGGGCGATACGATTCACATCCCCGCTCCTGTCCGTGGATCAGCTAACGTAAAAGCTGCAAACACTCAAGTCGTTCTACAGGGTGACACACACTCAGTCGTTAACGTAAGCATCAACAAGCACTATGAATACTCCGTAGTCATCGAAGACTTGGTTGAAGTACAGGGATTGGCATCTATGCGTCGTTTCTATACTGATGATGCCGGGTACGCTTTGGCAACTCAAGTAGACAACGATCTATTCTCGCTTGCAGAGGGCTTACAGGGTGGCGTAGTTGGCGGCACCGGTACATCATTGTGGGAGAAAGCAGTCATTGGTGGTGATGGTACTACAGACTTTGTTGGTGGTACTTCTAACGCTTCTGACATCACGGACGCTGGTATCCGTGGTATGATCCTAGCTTTGGATAATGCTGACGTACCTATGAGTGATCGTGCTTTGGTTGTTCCACCTGTCGCAATGAATGACATGCTTGGAATTAACCGTTTCACTGAGCAACAGTTCATCGGTGATGGCAATGCAATCAAGACAGGTAAGATCGGTTCCATCTACGGAATGGATGTTTACATCTCAAGCAACTGCCCAACTGTAACCACGACTAACTCTGTATCTGTACGCATCGGATTGATGTTGCAGAAAGATGCTCTAGCTCTTGTCGAGCAAATGGGTGTTCGTTCACAGACTCAGTACAAGCAAGAGTACTTAGGCGATCTCTTCACTTCTGACACCATCTACGGTGTTGGTGAGTTACGTGACACGTCCGGTATCGCATTCGCAGTACCAGCAGCCTAACTAGGAGAACTATAAATGCCCATGTATAACTATGTATGTAAAAAATGCAACAATGCTCAAGAGGAATTTAGGTTCTTGTCTGAGCGGGAAGACATGGGCCTTTGTAACGTTTGTGGCGAGGGGACTTCTCAGGGAGTCTCCTCAGCTTCAAACATCCACCTAGATGGTTCTAATCCTGACTTTACTTCAGCACACAGTAAATGGGTAAAGAGACATGAGACCCAAGGTAATGGTATTAGAACTAAAGAATAAAGAAGACTATTGACTTTTTACGTATAATATGGTATACTAAGGAAATAATACAATGATCACCATGCAGGACGCTTTAGAGGATACTTCAGACTCTTTAGACTTAGAGCATATAAAGAATAAGATCACCTCAGCATATCAGAGAATGCTTGAGCAAGTCTTTAAGAAGGACAATCCAGTAGGTTCACCAGAGAAACTAGCGGAGTTTATTGAGCAAAATTCCCTTAACTTCGGAGAGCAGACAGGAGACTTTGATGAAGACTCTTACACACTTGAAGACATGCTAGATCGTCTACTTAAACAAGATGACATTAAGCCTGTCGCTGAAGGTGAGAAGATTAAATTAAATGAGCTAGTTAAGCGACGTGAGAAGGGTGCCTTAGGAGGGATGTTTGGACTATGAAAAAACATAACACTAAATCAGTAGTTAAGAAGTTCCCAAAGAAGAAACCTCAGACTCCTAAGCAAGCTAAGACCGCTTGGTTAATTGAACGTAGAATCATATCCGCATAATAATAACATCTTAGTAGGAAACACCATATGTCTAATTACACAGTACAAGTATCGTGGTCAGGTAAGGATGCTTTAGCTACTTCAGACCCTGAGAAGATCATCAGTGGAGATGATATGGCTACGGAGTTCACGGCACTTCAGACTGCTGTTAACTCTAAGGTAGATACTACATCAGGCACCACAACAGGCCACACCTTAATCAACCCCGTCATTAACACTAGTGTCTCAGGTACTGCTGTACTCGATGAGGACACGATGAGTTCTAATAGTAACTCTAAGCTGGCTACTCAGCAATCGATAAAAGCCTACGCAGATGGATTAAAATCAACAAGCGAAACTCTAACTAATAAAACAATTACCTCTCCTGTATTAAACACAGGTGTATCCGGTTCCGCAGTTTTAGACGAAGATAATTTAGCATCTAATAGTGCAACAAAATTAGCTACACAACAATCAATCAAAGCGTATGCGGATTCATTAAAATCTGCAACAGAGACATTAAGCAATAAAAGTCTGAACTTAAATGCTAATACTGTGACAGGCACTCTTGCTGAATTTAACACTGCTGTTTCAAATGCAAATTTAGCTTCGTTGGCGGGGTCTGAAACTCTGACGAATAAAACGTTAACCTCTGCTGTTTTGGACACAGCGGTTAGCGGTTCTGCATTTTTAGATGAAGACAATCTCGCATCAAATTCGGCTACAAAAGTAGCATCACAACAATCGATAAAAGCCTACGTGGATGCAAAACCCGCAACGATTGGCGCGTTAGCGATTGGCAACAATCTTTCAGATTTATCTAATGTAACCACAGCAAGGTCAAATTTAGGCGTAGCAATTGGAACCAATGTTCTAGCGCCAAACGGAGACGGCAGTAACTTAACTGGTGTTGATCCACAGCTAGGATTTAAGAACGTAAGTTCGTGGGCAGATAGTGCGGTTGAAACTGTTACACTAGACACCGCCGCATCTGCTATCGGCAAAGCTGATGTCACTGTTTGGGAAGAAATCCCAGATGTCAATAAAACGAATAGTGTCTGGGATGTCGTAACAAACGAGCTAGGTTTTGACTTAATCGACAGCGCGGCATCAGTGACACTAACCCCCTCTGCAACCACCGGAACAGCGGTATCGTTTACTTTAGGAAGTGGAACTTGGGCTGCTTCAGACGTTGCAAAAAGAATCGTTAACGGTTCAGCATCAGAAAATGGCGAAGCTCGGATTGTGTCTGTATCTGGCGCAGTAGCGACTTGCGAAATCACAACTACCTTCACCAACACGGATGCCATTGCCTCTGGAGATTGGGAGCTATATTCTGGTGAGTTTCGATCCGGTAGTTTTGAGTTAGGTACTTCAACAGGTGAAGCAGCTAACCGTGAAGAACTTAGTCCAACTGTTACATTCCATAATTCAGGTACGAAATTCGTTAAAATAACGAAACTATCTGCAACCAAAGCTCTAATAGCTTATCGGGCGATTTCAGGCAGTGATTATTTAAATGTTGTTGTCTGTACGCTAGACGGGAATACTTTAAATTTTGGCACTGTGTTAGTTGCAAACAATGTTATTACCGATAACATTAATATAATCGCGCTGTCTGAGACTAAGGCAATTGTAGCTTATTCGTTAAATAGTGCGGCTGGATGGGCGGCTGCTTTAACAGTGAGCGGAACATCAGTCACCGTCGGAACTTTATTCAATTTCTCTGGAGCCCACGTTTCACAAATCGGTATTGACAAGCTTAACTCTACTCAAGCTATTGTAACCTTTTTGCAGTCCAGTCTTAAAGCTGTCGTTTTAACATTAAACAACACAACAATCACCGCTGGAACAATTGTTCAATTTGATAGCGGCGGCACTGATATTGACACTAGTGTAGCGGCGTTGTCTTCAACCAAAGCTATTTGCTGTTATCAACAACATAGTAATAATGCGGCGCGTGGAGCAGCAATTATTCTGAACATAAATGGAACCTCCATAACTCCAGCTTCTGCTTTCGTTTTTGAAACCACTGCCGCCAATCATATTGATGCAGCTGCTATTTCAGCAACTCAAGCAATCGTTGGATTCGTTGATTCCTCAAGTGACGGACAAGTTCTTTTACTTGATGTTTCTAACAACTCGATTAGTAAAAGAACAAAAACTGAGTACAGCAACAATCACGATAACGTAACTATTGCATTAACAGTTTTGTCTTCAACGAAAGCGGTTGTCTGTTACTGCGATAAAGCTAATGCTGATAAGGGTTATTACAAATTATTAACTCTCACCAGCACTACAATTACACCCGACACACAAGCTCGGCTATTCAACTACAATGGCGTTTTGAACTTCAACGACATTATTGCTATGTC